AAGATTTAATACCTAAAGATGGCTCAAAGGATTTGCTAAAGCCACCAGGACATCCACGAAAATGTGAAGATTGCAAAGAAGATTAATACGGAATCTGAAAATTGGGCGAAGGAGTTGATAGAATGCAAAGTACTATTTATGGTACTCAGAACAGGAAAAAAGTTAAAACATGTAGTTGTGGAGAAGTAAAAGACAAGAAAACAATATTAAATAATTTTGCACATATTGGTATTAATACAAAGTTTCAAGACAACGGAGTGTTTGAGGATAATAAAGCTTTGTATGTAGAAAATAATTTTTGTCCACAGTGCGGGAAGAAATATGAAGAAGAGTGATTATAGAGTGAAGAAAGGATATTAGAGTATGAATCAAATTTCTATGTTTGACAATGAGTTATTAATCGGAGATACGATATATGTAGTTGCAGCTCAAAAAGCTATAGAGGCAAACATAACTAATATTGATGATAAATATATACATTTCAAACTTAAAGATAGAAAAACAGGGTATGGTAGTATAAACAATTTAGATATAAGTATTTTCACATCTAAAAAACAAGCAGCAGTAAAAGGATATTAGATATACGAAACTTCAGGGAGTGAAAATTATGGAAAGAATAAAAGGCCATTTAGGTAAAGATGGTAAAGAAAGATATTTCAAAATTATACAAGAGACATTGGACAAATATGGTTTATGCAATGGTTATTCAGTAAATTTTGACTATGATATTCGAAAGGATAAAACAGTATTAAGTATATTCAAATTTGCTCATGGCGTTCCAATAGAAGTGTTGATATATAACAAATTTTACTGTGATGGTGAACCGGTTATTACAGAAAACACTTTTGAAGAAGAATTTGAAAAGTACAAGCATAAATTTGTTACTTAAATAAGTCGCAATGCAAGGATATTAAGAACTAAGCAGTAGTACACCTATATCTATACCTTAAGTGTACTACTGCAATAATAAAATAATAAGGTGATAAAGTGGATAAAGAAATACATTTTTGCAGCATTTGTGGTTCAAGCTATGGAATCGAAGATCACCACATAATTTTTAAAAGTCAAGTAAAGCCATTAGATAAATGTCCATATAATCATGTTTATCTATGCCAAACACATCATAGAGACCATAAAAAAGGAGTTCACTTCAATAAAGAATTAGACACACACTTTAAAATGCAATTTAAAGCTAAATTAGAAGAGTTATTCACACAAGAGACATATTCCATTACAGAGATAAAAGACAAGCTAAAAATAAGCAGTAACGCAACTAGAAGCCTATGTAAGTTAATGACTTCTCATATAGGACTATATAAGAAAGAAAATATTATAAGAGCGTGTTTAGGAGGTAAGATGTTTTGATATTAGCAATTGATCCAGGGAATATAGAGAGTGGGTTTGTACTTCTGAATAACGATTTAAGCGTAGAAGAGAAAGGAAAAGTTGAAAATGGTTATTTGCATGATTTAATGCATGACATTTTGGCAGATATAGCTTTTGATGATGCAGAAATAAAGATAGCAATAGAAATGGTTGCTTGTTACGGAATGGCAGTAGGAAAAGAAGTATTTGACACTTGTGTATGGATAGGTAGATTTTATGAAATGGCTGATAGATTTGGATATAAACCTACTTTTATATATCGCAAGGATGAAAAGATAAATTTATGTAATTCAATGAAGGCTAAAGATAGCAATATAAGACGAGCCTTAATAGATAGATTTGCAAAACATGACCTTAAGAATGGTAAGGGTACTAAGAAAAATCCAGATTGGTTTTATGGTTTTAAAGCTGATATTTGGGCGGCTTATGCTGTGGGTGTTACTTATTACGATAAGTATTTAAAAGTAGGTGAGTAAATGGGATTATCAATAACAAGAAAAGATGTAGAACTAGATAAATGTTTTAAAGAAGATTCAAAACAGTTCTATGACTTGGCTAATGAATTTATAAATTTAACCACAGAAGATTTTGTAAGAGCTTTTGAGATAAGTAAAAAAGCTTGGGTGTTAGCAGATAGATGGGCTTGTATAGCTGCAAATGCTTCTAAATTAGTCTTAAGTAGTAATGCAAACAAAACAGACCTAAAGGACTATTGCTATAGAAAATATAGGAGTATGCAGCAGATACATGAGTTTACTAGGGTGTTATGGAATAAGGGAGAGCAGTCAAGCAAGGAAAAGAGATTATAGGAGAGTGATTTCATGGGAACTAAAAAGAAGTTAGATAACATTATTTGGCATATCGAAACTAATAGAGAGGTTTTGAGTGACGAAAGAACATTAGATGACGCATTAAAATCTTTAAAAAATTGGTCTAAGGAATTAACAAATGAAAGCGTTTTGAAAGTAGAAAAACCTAAAACCTATAAGGGTTGGGAAATTCTAAAGATGATAGATGAAGGTGATCTGAAAGAAGGAGACAAATATATAAATAATAATGATCGTGAATTTATAGTTGGAGCATGGTTAGAACCTACCGTTAAAGCTTTTACAACTAATACATTCACTATCAAAGAAAAAGAATATATGTCTTTCGAAGAAGCAATAAAAACAGGTAAAAAATTTAAACATAAGGATTGGGATGGATATTACAACTTCATAGAATCAATTAAAAAAGTATCGTGGAAATCTGATACACATATAGATCAAATGTTAGAAGAAAAAGTCTGGGAGGTAGAAGATTAATGAAAATAAAAGAATTAATAGAAGAAGCCTATAAAAATGCCAAGATACATGGTTTTTGGGATGATATAGAAGCACTCAATATGTCAAATATAGATGCACTATCAAGTGATTTCAAGCAATTATTAAACAATGCAATATGTACTAGATTGATGCTTATTACCGGAGAAACTGCGGAAGCTATGGAGGGACTTAGAAAAGGTGATGCAAATAATTTTAAGGAAGAGTTAGCTGATATCATAATCAGAACTTGCGATTTAGCTGGAGGTTTAGATATAGACCTTGAAGCTGAAATAATTAAGAAGATGGACAAGAATAAAGATAGACCATATAAACATGGAAAGGCTTTTTAATATGGCTAAAATAAAGGAATTAACTACTGTGGAGAGACTTAAACTCTCTTTACAGTATTCCATATCACCTAAGCATAAAAAGGACTTAAAGAGAAGGATAGCAGAGCTAGAGAGTGGACAAATAGATATGTTTGGAGGTAGTGAGAAATGAGTAAATTAAATATAAGTTTAAGTTATAAAAACGCTTGTATTTTAAAACATGCGTTAAGAGATAGCATCAAAGGGAAAGAAGGAGTTTTATTTTTAGATAAAATAACTTCAATGGAAAATATGACACTTGGAGAAAGATTAAATATAGAAAAGGAACTTGAAGAAGAAAAGAGAGCATTGGAAGAAATGACAGAAGAAATAAATAGATATAAAGAAAGGTGGGGTAAAAGATGATTAATAAAATGGAACAGATTCAAAATATTATGCCAGTAAATGGAGAAATACTCGTAAGAACCGAAGGTAAAAATCAATGGTTTGTACATTACTTTGTAGTGAAAAATGAATGCGTAAGGGAAAGTATTTATAAGACTTATACCGAAAATCCAGAAAAAGAACTTGATAAGGTTTTAGAGATTATAGCAAATGTAGATCATGAGGTGATTCTCTATGAAAATAATGATAATGAAATATAAAGGTAATAGTTGGTATAAGGATAAGATAGGAGAAAGATATAGTGTATCAGACAGTACAAGTATAACTTATATAGTTAAAGTAGGTAAAGAGTTTAAAAGCGTGGATAAGGATGATTGTGAGGTGATAGGGTAGTGAAAATTGTTAGTGGTATTCGAGTGGGGAAAACAGTTGAATTAATTAAACAATCAAATAGAGAGTGGAAATACATTGTATGTGCAGATGAAAATAGAGCATTAATGATAATGAAAACTGCAAAATGGCTTAAGTTAGATATACCGTTTCCTATTACAGTTAGAGAATTACCTATAAGAACTCAGCATATAAAAAGTGTGCTGTTGGATGACGTAGAAGCTGTTCTGTGGCAAATGATACGAAAAGATATAGATATTGCAACAACTCGGTGTGAAGTTGAAAAATTAATCAAGGAGGAAATAAAATAATGAAAAAGAAAATAGTAATGTTAATTTCGAGTGTATTAGTAATTTTATCATTAACAGGGTGTGCTTCATGGGGTAGATTTACTAAAAACATTAGTTCTGATGTAGGTAATGGCTTAAATAGAAAAGTAACGGTATATACACAAGATGGTAAGGAAATAAGGACATATGAAGGGAATATAGACGTGCAAGATACTCAATATGGTAATAAGGTTTTATTTGATTTAAACGGTAAAAGAGTAATCTTATATAATGCTGTGGTAGTTGTGGAAGAAAAATAATATATAGGTTGTGATAAAGTGGACAAGAACTCTAAAATAGTTGAAGATTTATTATATAACTATAGATCACTCAAGGTAGAAATAAAGAATATAGATTTAGAGATAAACCAATTAGAAAATGAATATCAAGGGTGCAGCTCTATAGGATATGAAGAGAGATCTTCACCTACAAATAAATTTAACTCTAGTGTTGAGAATGAAATGTTAGCTAAAAGGTTTAGACCAGAGTATTTAAAAAAGAGAAAAGAAAAAATAATAACCCAAATACAACAAATGGATAATGCTATAGAGATATTATTAAGTAGAGAACAAGACATAATAAGGCTAAGATATTTTGAAAAGATATCTAATAAAGATATAGCAGCTAAACTGGATTTGACAGAACAAAGAGTAAGTGGTATTAAAACAGAGATAATAAAGAAGATAGCTCCTTTAATACTAATATTTTAAAAAAGATTTAAATAAAAATTAAAATTAATTTAACTATACTTTAAGTCATAATGTTATGATTACATTGTACCAAAAATTACTAAGGGCAAATGATTTGAGTAGTGGGGATTACAATTAATCAACTGCAATAGTAAAGAGCGGTAACAAATAATAAAATACAATATCTTGTACAAAAGCATCTAGTTTAATTACTGGGTGCTTTTGTTATACATAAGGAGTAAAGACATGAGTTTAAGGGAGTTTCTATATAAACATATATTTAAAGAACCTGATCCCAAGGAGGATGAGAAAAATGAAGGAAGGAAGTTTAGTAAAGATACTAGATCAGAATGAGTGGCAAGGGTTATATGGGATAGTTAAGTATTTAATAGATGATGTAGCTTATATATTTTGTGTGGACCATCCAAATGACTTGTATGCAGCTACAGAGAATAACGCAATATGTGTTATAGAAGAATAAGGAAGGTGAAATAAATGCAGATAATAGCATGGATGGGATTTATTATCATGATACTTAGATTCATAAACAACTTTATAGAGATATTTACTGAAAAAACTATATCAAGGAGAGTTGGTTGTTTTACAGTTAGTATAATAAATTGTCTACTTATGTATTTCTTTTATGCATATCTATTCAGATAAAAGAAATATATATTTATAAATATACAGAAACATATAAATTATTGTAAGGGTAGAATGCATATACAATGTATAAATAGCAATAAGGAGGTAATTATTGTGGAGATGCAGTATTTTAGTGATGAGTTACAATTAATAACTCAAGGAGAAGCAATACAAGATTATAAGAATAATTGCATTGAATATGTAAATAAACAGATAGAGATTAATAATAAAGAATTTAGTTGTACTGCTGAACTATTAAAGAAAAGATTATATCCAGAACTCATAGAAACAATAAAGAAAGAGTTTAATATATTAGGTGAAACAGATGGATTATTAATTATAAATTGGTTGTATCAGAATTGGTTATATAAGGATGGTAAATAGATATGGATGGAATATTAAAAGAAGCGATCAAAGAAAATATAGAAAATGCAAATAGACAAATTGCAAACCTAAGTGAGAACATACACTTTGTTAAGGAACAGTATGAAACAATAAAGAAACGTGCCGATGGAATATATAGTGGAATGTCAGAAGGAATAAATGAATTTAATGAACTGATAAAAAAGAAGAACATATTGAAAGAGATGTTAGAAAAAGATAATGCTTAAGAAGTTATGCAGCTACAACGGATGTAAAGTATTAGTAGACTATGGTATTAAATACTGTGATAAGCATAAGGCAAGACACAATATATACAAAGCTAATAGATTAAAAGATAAGACAGAGAAAAAGATACAAGGATTCTATAATAGTATAGAGTGGATAAGAGCAAGGGAATTAGTAAAGACAAAGCAATATGGTATAGACATAGTAGAGTATTACAAGACTGGTAAGATAGTTGCGGCAGAAACCTATCATCACATAGTAGAAGTTAAAGAAGATTATAGTATGAGGTTAGATATATATAATGTACTAGGGTTGACTAATAGCAACCATCAAAAGATACATGGTAAGTATAACAAAGATGACTATACGAGATTACAGATACAGAAAGAATTAAAAGGCTTACTATGGAAATTTTATAATGAATTTAGCTAATAATCAAGAATGGCTTGAATAAAGGGATACGGGGTACAAAAAGTTTTAAAAAAGATTTTTAGAGGGTCGCCCCCAACTCTCGATTTTGAAAAATTCCTTTATGAGATTTTTTTAAGCGACTAGGAGGTGATAAACAATGTCAAAAAGTGCCAAACCAATTGCTATAAATTCTAGTCATTTAACCAAAGAAGAGATTGAAGATAGAAAAGAGCAGGAGGAAAAGTTACAAGGTAATGACGATTTAGTTTATACACCTCCTAGAGATTTGAAAACTAAAACCGAAAAAGAATTATATGTTTATCTTGTAGAACAATTGAAAGCTTCTGCTATTTTAAATAATTTAGATATACAAATATTAGTTCAAACTGTAGATAGTATTATGAACATGAGAGCAGCTAAGAAAGCTATTAAAAAGTATGGTATGGTCATAGAAAAAGATGATGGAGGACTACAAAAGAATCCAGCTATAACAATCTATAAAGATTATAGCACGATATTTTATCAATGTTGTTTACAATTAGGTTTAAGTCCTTCTGCAAGAGCAAAATTATCTGTAATTAATGTAAAGACAAAAGAAAATGAGAAAGACCCTTTGCTTAAAGCTTTGCGCGGTGAGGACTAAATGCTCTTACTTGATAAAGCTGTTAAATATTCACAAGATGTTATTAGTGGTAAAGAAATTACTACAGATGAAGTTAAAACACAATGCAGATGGTTCTTAGAAGACTTAAGAAAGCAATACAATGACGATTTTAAATATTATTTAGACAAGAAAGAGTTAAAGAAAATCAATGATATTCTTAAACTATTGAACTTTGCTACAGGTATTAATATAATAGGTATGCCAATATTAGAAGGTTTATGGGGATTCCAAGCCTTTTTTTTATGTTCAATTTTTGGGTGGAGATTTAAAAGTGATAGAAAAAAGTATAGATATAGAGATATAACACTGTTTATACCTCGTAAAAATGCTAAATCTTTTCTATGTGCTGTAATATTAATACTCTTAATGCTTTTAGAAGATGATTATTCAGAGTTCTACAGTATATGCCTAGATAGAGAGCTTGCAGCAGAAACTAAAAAAGCAATGACACAGGTTATTGATGCTAGCCCTTTAGTTGGAAAGTATTTTAAAATTTCAACTACTCTGTCTGGAAAAATAACGTGCTTACTTACCCATTCTTATTATCAAGCACGTACAGCAGAGGGAAATAAGAATAATAGTATAAGACCTTCTGCTTTTGTATGTGATGAAATGGGAGCGTTTAAGGACTATAAAAACTATAATGCAATGAAGTCAGGACAGCTATCTGTTAAGAATCCAATAAGAATGAAAACTACAACGGCCTATGCAGAGAATGAGAGTATAATGCTTGAAGAATTAGAGTATATCCGTAAGGTTTACAATGGTGTAGTTGATGATGATCGAATGTTTGCTCTTTTATATTATGCTACTGATGAACATAAATGGGATGACATAGGGCTTCAAATGTCCAATCCTTTGAGGATACCTGAAAATTACCAGGAGATAAAAGATAATAGAAAAACAGCGTTAGAAAAACCTTTAGAGCAGGAAGAATTTTTGACTAAGCACATGAACATATTTGTTCAAGAGAATAGCATTAAAAAATATCTTGATTTTAATAAATGGATACTAGGAAGAAAAGAAAGTATCGATTTAAAAGGTAAACATGTTGCAGTTGGTGTGGATTTATCTATTACCACTGACCTTACAGCGGTAAGTATTGTATTTAAAGAAGAAGGCAACTATTATATACTCTCACATGGATTTTTACCAAGGGATAATTTGCATGAACGTAGAGAACATCTTAACTATGAATTAATGGAGAAACAAGGCTATTGCACAATATGTGATGGGTATGTAGTTGATTATAATACAGTAGAACAATATATAAGAGATATTGAAGGCAAATATAATTGCGTCATTGATGTTATTGTAAGTGATCCGTATAACGCATTGCAGACTATGGAAAACTTAGGACAAGGTTATAATGTTATTCTATTAAAACAAACCTATTCAACATTAAGTCCTATGCTTAAGCAATTTCAACAAGACGTTTATCTTGGTAAAGTATTCTATCAAGCTAATAAGATTCTTGATTATTGCGTAAGTTGTGCTACTACTATAAAAGGTAAATCTACAGACGATATTTTACTATGTAAAGAGAATAAAAATAAGCAGAGAATAGATTTATTAGTGGCGAGTACCTTTGCATATAGTAAATTATATTTAGAAGAAGAAAAATATGATGCTATAGAAGCTTTGGAAAATGCCAATTGGTAAAAGAGGTGAAAATATGAACAAAATAAAAGCTTTTTTCAATAGATTTAAGCTAAAAAAACATAATAAAAAGAGCAAAATAAAAGAAATAAAGCCTGCGTTGATAGCTGAATCATTAACAATTGCAGCCTTGATAATTATATTTTTAACTACTTTTATCCTAAATAAGTACATTGGAATGTATGTTTTAGCAATAATATTGATAGTATCTAGCTATTTTATTAGCATAAATGGACTAGGAGGTGATGGATAATAGATGTTTTGGAATAAAAGACAACAGAAAAGAATGACTACGCAAGACATGAACAGCTATACATGGAGTGCAAATTTTGGCAGTACTGCTTTTACAGATACAGAGTTAAAAGAGAATACTTATTTTAAATGTGTTAAGATAAATTCTGAATCAGTTGGAAAAGTACCGTTGATTCTTAAGCAAACTACGGATAATGGTGAAAGAACAGCTACAGAGCATTATCTATATGACATTATGAAAAATAGACCAAATCCTTTTATGTCTAATGTGGATTTTTGGCGGTCTATGGAAGCTACAAGGCAACATAAGGGATATAGTTCCGCACTAATAACTAGAGATATTAAGGGTAATGCAACAGGTTTATATCCTATAACCATAACATCAATCATTATTGACAATGTAGGTCTTGCTAAAAGCACTATGAGTAATCCTATTTTAGTTCAATATACCTGTGGATATGACTTAAAACAATATTATTGTTTCTATTCAGATATAATTCATTTGAAAAGTTTTACATTAGATGGCATGACAAGTATTCCTATAAAAGATAATCTTAAAGACACAGTAGAAACCAATCAATCAGCACAGGATTATCAAAAAGATTTGTTTAGTAATGGATTAACCAATAAAGCTTTAATACAATTAGTTTCTGATATTAAAGATGAAAAGGGACTTACTACTATACAAGATAAATTTAATAGGATATTTAGTAATAAAGGTAGGATATTTACCGTTCCAGCTGGGTATCAAGTTACTCCGCTTAATTTAAATCTAGCAGATAGCCAATTTACAGAGTTAAAAAAGATGGGTGCAGTAGATATATGTACTTCCTTTGGAGTACCGCCACATATGATAGGCATTATGGACGGAGTTAACAATAATAGTTTAGAACAATCCAATCTAGGATATTTGGTAAATACATTATTGATTCTATTTGAAAGCATAGAATCTGAATGTAATTATAAGCTATTAACCCCACAAGAAAGGGCAATGGGATATCATTTCGAATTTGACGAAAGCGTTCTTCTTAGAACAGATGCCAAGACACAGGCTGAAATACTTAATAGCTATATTCAAAATAGTGTTTATACACCTAATGAAGCCAGAGTTAAATTGGGATTATTAAAAGCAATAGATGGTGATGATTTACTTGCTTCTAGTGGTACTCTTAAAATTAAAGACCTATACAAAACTGCAGTGAAAAATGTACAGCAAAATAACAATACAGAATAGCTGAAAGGCGGTGATAAGTTGAACAGGGTAAATGAAATTAGAAATTTAAACCATAAAGTAGAAATAAGAGCTGCTACGAATAATAATGATGGTACTGCTACTTTAGAAGGATATATTGCTAAATTTAATAGTCCTACCACATTATTTGCTGGATATGTAGAACAAATAGACCCACATGCCTTTGATGATACTTTAGCAGATGGACACAATATATTTTTACTATATGCCCATGATTGGACTAAGCCATTAGCTAGTACAGAAGCAGGGAGTTTACAGTTAGATACTGATAATATAGGATTACACTTTATTGCCACAGTAGATACAAATATAAGTTATGTAAATGATGTTATTAATCTGGTCAAAAGTGGATTAATGATAGGCTGTAGCTTTGGATTTGATATTTTAGATGACAAAGATAGCTATGATCCTAATACCGATACCTTTACAGATACTTTGACCAAAATATGTTTGTATGAAGGCAGTATATTATCTAATCCACAGTATACTGACACTACAGTTTCAGCAAGGGCAAAAGTGAAGAAAGAGGATATTGAGAGAGAAAAGACCAAGAAAAGTGAAAAAATAGAATTAAGAAAAAAGAAATTGGAACTAGAGTTAGAGCTATAGTTCTTTTTTTATACCCAAAATTGAAAGGAAAGATGCTAAATGAAGTTAACAAGTATTCAAATAAGACAAAAGATAGAGGAAAAGAAAACTCAAATAAGAAGCTTAATGGATGAGGATAAGATTACAGAAGCAGAAGCAGCAGTGGCAGAGAAAAAAGCTTTAGAATCAAAATTAGTAATAATAGAGGATTTAGAAAAAGAAGAACAGGAAGAATTAAAAAGACAGCAGCAAGAACAGGAAAAAGAAAAAAGAGAAAAGGAAAATAAGCCAACAGAAACTAGAGAAACCAAGAAAAATGATTCTATGGTATTGAGAGCAATTGTTAAAACAATGATGAATAAAGAATTAAGTAAAGAAGAAAGAGCTTTACTTGCAAATGGTGCCGGCGGTAATGGTACTGATCCTAATTTTTGGGGCGCAAATGGCGAAGGTTATGTTCTACCACAAGCAATTAGCACCACAATAAATAAGCTTATAAGGCAATATAAGAGTTTTAGAACTGTATTAGGTCATATTCCAACAACTGCACTAACAGGATCATTTCCAGTAGAAGGATTTGAAACTGTAACAGGTCTTGTAGATTTCTCTGAAGACGGCACCAAAGAAATACCAGAAGCAAATGATATTAAATTTGTAAATAAGAAATTTGCATTAGCTGAAAAAGGTGCTATTATTCCTATTTCCAATACTCTTTTAAGCTTCACTGACCAAGCACTAGAAAGTTATATAGCTGAAATATTTGCGAGAAAAGCAGTTATAACAGAAAATGCTATGGCAGTTGCAAAACTTAAGGTTGGTAAAACAATAAAAGCTATTGCAGATTGGAAAGCTCTTAAAGCTAGCATAAATATTGATTTAGACCCTGCTGCTTTAGCTAACGGTTGCATTTGCACAAATCAAGACGGATTTAATGTATTAGATTCTGCATTAGATAGTTTTGGAAGACCGATATTACAACCTAATCCAGCTGATCCAACGCAGAAATTATTTGTGGGATTACCTGTGAATATATTCTCTAATTACATGTTGCCTTCTATAAATACTGGAACAACAGAAGCGCCAGTAATGGAAGCGCCTATATTCTATGGAGATTGCATGGATGCGGTTAAGTTTGTAGATAATGGAACTTACAGTTTTGCAGTATCTACAGAAGCTGGATTTACCAAGAATATGACTTATGCAAGAGTAATTGAATATTTAGATGTCGTACAAGTGGATTCTAGTGATAAATTATATATTGCTGGACAATTACCATTAGCATAATTATAGAGGGGTTAATACCCTTCTATTTTAATTTGGGAGGGATTATATGGCTCTAACATTAGGAGAAGTAAAAAATTATATAAAAATAGATAACGATATAACCGAGGATGATTACTATTTAAGTGAGCTTATAGAAGTAAGCCAAATTTATATAGATGATTGTGTTGGTGAGGACTATAAGACAGATGAAAAGTTAACTAAATTAGCTGGATTACTACAAAAGAAGCTTATAAATGATATGTATGAAAATAGAAGCGGTTATGTAGTTACTGATAAAAGAGATGTTATAGTTTCCACTATACTTGATAAACTTTCTATGGCTGAAATTATAGATACAACCACAACTATTAGTTAGTAGGTGAGAATATGCAGAGCGGTGAGTTAAATAAAAGAATTTTAATAGGCAACACAATAGAAGGTCAAACACCTAACGGATATCCTACTACTGAATTAGATGAATCTACAGCTATAAAAGTATGGGCCAAGATAATGGGCATATCAAATAAACAATTCTATGCAGACAATACAGAAAATATGGAAGGTATATTAAATTTTAAAATTAGATATAGACCTAACTTTGATACATCTATGAAAGTAAAATATAACAATGTTATTTATGACATTATCGATACTGATGATTATTTACAACAACATAGATTCCTGATTTTAAGAGCAAGGATGGTGAGGAATAATGGCTAGTACATTCGAGATAGAGGGATTAAGTGAGATAATGTCCAAAATCGAAAAAATGGGTAAAGAGGGTGTAAAGCTAGAAAATGATTCATTGAAAAAAAGTGCCGAGCCTATTCTTGATGATGCTAAGGCAACTACAGCTTTTATAGATAGAACAGGTAAATTAAGAAAATCTTTGAAAATATCTAATGTGAAAATGAGCAAAGAAGGTAAATTTGTATATGTTGGTGATACGGATAAAATAGCTAACTATAGTTGGTATGTAGAATATAAACATCCATTCTTAAGACCAGCTTTTGAGAAAAATAAAAAAGAAGTGTTAGCAAGGTTGAAACAAGAAATAGCAAAGGGGTTGGCTAAGAGTGATTAATGAGTTAATAATTAATACTGTAAAGCCCTTGGTACCAATATATTATCAGAAATATCTTGGTACCGCTTCAACTTATGCTACTTTTTTTTATTATTTAATACAACCAGAAGATTCTTCTGATGATGAAAGAGAAAGTACAGGCTATTATATACAAATTGATCTTTATTATAACGGTGATATAGGAGATTTAGCAGAACAAATAGGCAATATATTAGAAACAAAAGATTTTAGAATATCAGAAATAAGAGATTTAAATTATGATGATGTAGCCAAGAAATATCATACAGCTATTACAATATTTTATTTAGAAGAAAATATTTAAGTTGAAAGGAAAGATGCTAAATGAGACAAATAGGTTTAAGAGATGTAAGTTTTGCACCTTTAACAGATAACACAGATATTATAGGTGGAACAGCTCAATACGGAAATATGACCAAATATGAAAGGTCGGTAAGTGCAAAAATAACACCTAAATCAACAAGCGAGATGCAATACTCTGACGATAATATAGAAGAAATTATACAGAAATTCGATTCCATAGATGTAGAAATAGAATTAAATCAATTAGGCCCAGCTACAAGAGCATTTTTACAGGGTTCTCAATTAATTAACGGCGTGCTAGTTGAGAATAAAAATGATGTGCCACCGTGGGTAGCCATGAGTTTTAGATCTTTAAAGTCTGATAAAGTACATTATAGATATGTATGTTTATTTAAAGGACAATTTGAACTAACAGCGGATAATTATGACACAGATGCAGATAAGTTAAAAACACAAACAGCTACATTAAAAGCTACATTTATTCCTAGAGAATCTGATGGCAATTGGAGACTTATAGCAGATGATGATGAACCGGGTGTAGATATTAATGCTTTGGCAGGATGGCTTACAGCAGTTCCTACAATTCCACCAAGTATAGCTATTACTAGTATTACATTAAATAAAACCACTGATTCTATTGTAGTAGGAGCAAATGACACTCTTATAGTAACTTATGCACCTACTGGCGCTACAAATAAATTAATAAACTGGACTACTTCAAATCCATTAATTGCAACAGTTAATGGCAGTGGTAAAGTTACAGCAGTAGCAGCAGGAACAGCAACTATTACAGCTACTACAGTTGATGGAAACAAAACAGCAACTTGTGTAGTTACTGTAACAGCATCATAGGAGGAATTTAAATGGCAGTTAAAGGAAAAGAATTAAAAACAAAGAAAACCGATATACCATCATTCACTTTTGATGGAGAGGAATATCAAGTTACATTTGATTTCAATGTTTTATGTGAAATAGAGAATGTATATCCTAACGAAGATGTTTTTCAAGCCTTGGAAGATTTACAAAAACCAAAAATAAGTGCCGTAAGAGCAGCATTATATGCCATGGTTAAGGTTGAAAATGAAAAAGTTACATTAAAAGATGTTGGCAAGAAATTAGATCTTGAAACCTTGGTAGGTATGAAAGAAAAAATGGATATCGCTCTTTCGAATGATATGCCAGAGCAAGAAGAAAATACGGGGGAATAGAAGCCGAGAGTAATTCCAGTAATGAATGGGATTGGTCTTGGCTATTTTATTGTGGAACTATTTTGTTAAAAATGACAGAAGAACAATTTTGGAAATGCACACCAAAGAAATTAAATGCTCTATTTAAGACCTATAAAGAAGTAAATGGAA